CTAAGCATATATGTTCCTGCAGTTGATAATGCAGTCAATATATCTGCGTTAATAGCTAATGAAGCATGAGCAGATACAGTGTGACCACCAGTATTGATTAACATTACTGTCCCAGATTGTCCTTCTGCTGGATTAGTAAATGTTAAAGTAAAATCTCCTGATGGAGTACACTTAAAAAAGTTACTGACACTTAAATCAAAACTACCATCATTATCTGTTGTTTGTGTGCCTGTACCTCTACCAGCTACAGAAACATCATTACTAATCGTAACTGCTGTTGATGCAGTTAAATCTATTGTTGGTGCAGTGATCTCACATTCTGTGTCTGCATCAATATCTAGTTTACCATCAGCACTTGAGCTTACTGACAAAGCACTATCTCTAAAAGTTAACTTAATAGCATCATTTAAAAGTAAAGCACTGTCTGCAACATGAGTTAGATTTACGTCACTATCTGCACCAAAGTTTAAAACTGCACCATCAGATGCCAAACTTAAATCATCACCAACTTGTAAATCAGTTGAAACATCAACTCTCGTACTAGCGTTTAAGTCTATTATAGCCTCTCCATCAATTCGTAACGTACCATCACTTGATTGTTGAACAAAACTTGCAGCATCACCAAATGTAAGTTTGTTTGTGCTATTTAAAGTAAGTCCAGTTCCATCTGTGTGTGTTAGTGTCGTATCTGTGTCAGCACCAAATCCTAAAACTGCACTATCTGATTTTAATGTAACATTATCGCTAACAATAAGATCATCATCAACTGTTAAATCTACGGCAGCTAAATGTGCAAAAGCATCAACCACTGCTGCACCAGAACCTGCTCCATCTAAATACACAACTTTCGTAGTGCCATTAGCTATTGTTATATTTGCACCAGATCCTTGACTTATAATAATATTATAAGGTCCAGAACTACCACTATCAGTCGTAGCATTTTCTATAATATGCACTCTTTTCATAGTGTTTGGACCGATTGTTATTGTGCAATCTGAATCTAAAGCACCAGTGTATTTAATAAACATAGCTCTACCAGCATCAGAAGAAGCATCTGCTACTGTCGTTGTATGAGTATTAGCATTTGTTGTTATGGCTTCAGTTCCAAAACCTAGTGCCTCACCTATAAGTTCTAAATTCGTATTTGTTTTTGTACCCCAGTTACCCGACTGTTCACCAGTCGCCATTTCCTCAAGTCTTAAATTATTTACAAATGTACTAGCCATATTACTTTCCTTTTGTTAAGCCGCCCAATTTGCGTTCTGTGACGGAGTTACCTCAGTATAACTCACAGAAACCTCATTGGCAATAAGTCCGTATAAATTTACTCTTGCTGCTACTCCAGTTCCCACCACTCCAGTTATTACAATATTAGATATGACAGAACTTGTAGCTGTTCCTAATGAACTTGTGACACCAAAACCTGTAACAGATACAACAACAGGTATTACTCCTACTGCCGTTCCTAAAGCACTTGTACCTGCTGAACCTGTTACTGCAAAAACAGCCGTTCCAATTACAACTAAATCAGAACTAGCATTAGTGTTTATTTGACCACCCATGCCACTATGCACAGAGCAATAGTAGTATAATGTTGGTGCTCCAGTAGCGACAGTGATTTCAGTGTAAGCTCCTGATGTTCCTGGCGTTCCGTTTGTAGTTACGCCAGTCGTATATTCAGTACCACCTCCATGCGTTCCATTAGAGGTTGTTGATAATCTTAAAGGATGCCCAGAATTGCTTGCAGCACTTTGATCAAATCTATAAGTTTTTCCTTCAATTAAAGTAAGAGTATCTTGTTGGACACCATCAATAAAATATTTGTTTCCTCCAGCAGTTGAGACAACAGTTACTGTAAAGGTTACTGTTCCAGTATCATCTGTCCTTATCCCACCCGTTCCAACTACGCCAGTTACAGAAACAGTTGCTCCACCACTTACAGCTTCATCACCAATGTTAACAGTGCCAGTTAAACCCTCTTCAACAACTTGTGCTCCTCCAGCTCCAAGAGCATCACCAATAGAGCCAGTTCCAGCAACACCCGTTGGCAAGAGTGTTATTGAAGGCAGAACAGTTGCCGTTCCAATTGCACCAGTTGCAGATAGCCCAGTTTCTACAACAGTAGAACCAGCCGATGTTCCTTCTTCTCCTAAAGCAGAGGTTCCAGCGACACCAGTAACGGAAAAAGAACACGTTCCAGATATAGAGGCATTGCCTACCGCACCTGTCCCAGCATCACCTGTTGCACCCACAACAAATTCTGGAAAAGCTTGAGCATTTCCTAGTGCTGAAGTGCCTGCCGCACCAGTTGGTATGACTTTGGCAGTACCAGTTTCTGTCGTGTTACCTAGTGCTGAAGTGCCTGCTGAACCCGTGGCAACTGCAACAGCACCACCATCTGAAACCACATTGCCTAATGCAGTAGTTCCTTGTAGTCCAGTTTCAACTACAACTACATTTGTAAAAGAAACTTCGTTGCCTAATGCTGAAGTTCCAGCAACACCAGTTGGTATAACTTTGGCAGTGCCAGTTTCAACTGTATTTCCTAGTGCTGAAGTACCTGCTAAACCAGTTTCAATAACTGTAGCTCCAGCAGCAGTGCCTTCATCTCCAAGTGCAGTAGTACCAGCAACACCAGTAACTTCAACGGCTAGAGGAGCGTTCCACGCTCCTTCACCCCATGTGCCTCGACCCCAACCAGTAATGTTCGCCATTGGTTAGCCTTTGTTAGGCTATTCTAATGATAGCGTTTGATGCGTCTGCTGTTGGAAATTGAATTGTAAAAGTGCCTGCTGTAGATGTTTTATTAGATGTAAAATCTAAAACTGCAACTGCTTTGTTACTATCAGAACTATTATAAATTAAAGCACCCATTGCAGTAATTGTTGCAGTAGTAAAACTTAAATCAGCAAAATCTGTAAGTGCAGTTGTTCCTGAAGTAGATGGATCTACTCTTGTTAAAGAACCACCACCAGTTGCATATGTGCCACTAGATGCAACTTCACCTGTTGTTGTAAGTGCAGTTGTTGATGCTCCTAATGTTGCAGTTGTTGATGATTTTCCACCACTGCCCTCTGCAAATAGTGCTAACTTAAAAGTGTCTCCACCAGAGTTTTTAAAATTGTGTACACCTTCTAATAACTCTTTTTTGAAGGAAGTACACATTGCTTGTGCTATAGCCATATTAGAGTCTCCTTATATATTCAGCCATTTCCTTGTGACCACTTGATCGCAAGGCTTGCATAATTGTAGCACGCTCTTCCTTTCTTGCCAAGAGTATATAATGATGGATTATTCCTTTAAGTTGTTCTTTAAATAATTTAGCTTGTTCTTTTAGATGTGGAGGTGCATCTTCTGATACACTTGCAATTTTTTCTACGGCTAAATCTGCTATCTGTTCATTGTTTAAACCTCCTTGTTCTGAGGTTTTTACAACTACACTTCCTAATTGCGATACGTTAACATTAAACATCTTTTTTCTCCTCGTAAGTTACTCCTGGTATATCTTCTCTTCCAATAATATTTGGTGTCGCATCTAATGGCTCTGGTGGTTCTAATTTTGATTTTCTCGTAATTAACATACTCCCATTTGTTGCAGTAGATACAAGTGGATCATCTAATCTATGATATCCATATAACTTTTGATCTTCTGGCACATTCATATCAAGTAAAGATGAATTGTGAGCTATGTTAACTTTAATGCCTTTTGATATAGCAATAGCTAACCAAAACTCACAACAGGCTCTACCCGCCTCAGCAAAGTTAACTGCTTTATGAGTAAAATCAATTCCATATAAATGTAATTCTGAAACTTTTTGTGATATAGCATATGCAAGTGAATAAGCGACAGTATTATTTAAATAAGCATATCCAGTTTTTTGCAAGACTTCTTGTAATGGAAACTCTACAACATCTGGACATCTTTTATCTAAAGTACAACTAAAAATAGGAATATTTATTTTTTGTCTTAATCTGTCTGCCATAATGTTCGTCTGTTTACCAGCATTAGGTGTGTCTAGAAATCTAGATGGTGGATCCATCATAAAGCACTTATCGTGATAAATAACGCCAGACATAGAATTGATTGCCCAAACTTCATCAAAATTTTCGCTTCTTATTTTTGCTAATATGTATTCTGAAAAACTATTGCCTAAACCAACAATAGCTACACTATTTAATTTTTTCATTTTGCTACCTTTTTATTGTTTTGGGATTCTTACTAAACCCTCCCTATAAGCATCTGTATTTTCTTGTGCTTCTCCATAAATTTTTAATCTACTCATGGCTTCAGTAAATCTTGCTGTGTAAAGTTGAATTAAATCATTTTCACCCTTCATAAAGGTATAAGCTTCTATTAGACAAGCATATAAAAGAGCATCTGGTGCATTTGTACTTATCCAAGTTGATCCAGATGGATCTGTAGTTAATGAAGCTGGTCTATAATAATAATGAATTTCAACAGTATAATCACTATCTGGAGTAGGTGCTACAATAAAATTGCTAACATCAAAGTTTGCATAATATTTTGGAGAACCTGTGGTTGATGGATTTGGAGTATACTCTTGTAAAAAATTAACATCTTTTTGTAAAAGAAATACATTTTGACTGCTAGAATTTACAAATGATAAAGAAAAACTAGCCAACCAATCAGATGGTTTTTGCAAAAATTTATTGCCACTTGTCATGCTTCCAGTAGCATTTTTTCTAAAATAATCTAAATCAACAACTTTAAGTATTCTTTCTTCTGCGTTTTTAATAAAAAAATCTAGCTCATTGACAAAAGTTGTTTCATCATTTTCTGTCCAATCTTGTATTGATTGTTTTAAAGTTGTTAATGTAAAACTCATGATACACTCACTGTAACTGTGCCAACGGAACCTGTAGCACTAAATGATGTTAATAAAGTGCCTAAATTTCCAAGTCCAGTATTAGTATAAACTATAAATTTTTTATTGTCATCTTTAACATCTGGTCTTGCATCTCGAATAGCTTCTAAATCTGTTCTAATTCTAGGTGGTGTAAGTTGAGGATGTTTTTCTTCATATTCATCATAACCGACAACAGAACCATTCCATTCTTTTCTCATGTCTTTAATTCTATATCTAAAACCAGATCTATCTGATATTCTGTAAGCATATTTACCTTTAGCAAAAGCCATTATCCAACCTTATAATAATCTAATTTAGGAGTTATGCTAAAAGATGATCTGTCTCTATCTTCTCCAATAGCTCTTTCAAATTCTTCTTCATAAACAGTTTTTAAAAGTTGTATTCTATCTGGAGCTCTTTTCATTGCTATATAATAAGCCAAACCTGCTGTAAGACATGGATAAAACCTAAATGGTATTTCCATAGTATTAACTTGTGTATCAGCGTCTTGTATTCTTGTTAAAGCATCATAAACCAAAACATCCGTGCTATTTTCAGGAGCAGGGTATAATTTTAAATTAGGAGTTATTTGCCTATCAAGAAAATATTGTGTAGGTCTTCCAGTAGTAGACTTTGTTGGGATATTAATATAAGTATCTCTACTAATTCTACTCATGCTAAAATCAGTTCCACTTCTTCTGACAACAACTGATAGAACATCAATAATATCAGTTCCAAGAGAATATTCTGTTGTACTGGCTGTTAAAGCTTGAGTCTTTTGCTCTATTGTCCATTGATTAAGACCACGATTTGCCCATTCTGCAAGCATGATGTTCATTGAACGTCTAGCTGTTTGCAAATCGTAGCCTGTCTTAGCTTCTAAGCCACATCTTTCAAAAGCTTCTTCAATGTACTCTGCAACATCTAACTCAAAATTTGTTGAACTAGAAGTTGTCATTAGGCTTTACCACCTTTTTTCATTTTCTTAGCCATGCCACCACCTCTCATCTTTTTAGCCATGCCACCACCACGCATTTTCTTTGGCTTCATAGCCATTCCACCACCTCTCATCTTTTTGATTCCAGATGCTTTCATTTTTCTAGGACTCATTGCCATATTTCACTCCTTTTAAGATTATTATAGTATTTTTGCCTTTGCTCATAAATATCTTCAACATTATAGTTACTATAATATTTATCATAATAACCAAGTTTCTTCAATTTATTTGCACTTTCTTGTAGCTTTGTTAATCGTTGAACAAATATCAAAGCATATTCTTCCTTAACGATTTCTGTAAATGTACCATCATCAATAAGTTCATTTACATCATCATCAGGGTGGAATCCCATTATCCAAATGTCTTTTTGTTTGTACTCACCTTTATGAATTTTTTCATTTACATCACTTAAATGTTTGTGAAATTTTTCATTATTTTCAAAACACATATCAACAATAATTATTAAATCTTTATTATCTTTAAAACAATCAATTAAGGTATCTAAGCAATAATATGAATGTGTATTTTTAAAAGCAAAACTTACTTTTTTATCTTTCCAAGCAGTTTTTGCAAAAGGACATGAAGGTAGATTGTTATAATTTTTATTTGGTTTTTCTAAAGCATATTTTGACCATTCCTGTATTTCTTCACAAATTTGATCTTCTATGTTTTTATAATCATCCACTATTTTTTCTTTCTACGCCTAGCAGCCTGTACTCTTCTAGGTTTTCCTGCTGGTTGACCTAATCTAATTTTTTGAGAAATACGTTTACGTTTCTCAGATTTTGTCATCTCCGAAGCAGTTTTCGGAGTTTTTTTACTAATCCTTTTACTCGGTCTACAATAAGGCGTACCCCTTTTTTCACCTTTTTGCCTACCACACGCTTTACCTGTCCTAACATCTTTCCAGTCCTCCTTGAACCATCGTTTAAGTGCTAAACCTTTTTTTGTTTTTCTAACAGCCATTATCTAAACTTTGTTACTTTTCTTCTATTGTTCATAACGACACCACAACCTCTTGCAATGTTAGGATTTTTAGATGGTCTTTTTCTCTTCTGCTTTGGTACAGATCCACCATTTTTCATCTCTATCAATCCACCTTCAGCTTTTTTCTTAGCTTTTTTGCCACCTGTGCCATAGTTTGCTGCACCTACTTTTCTGCATTTTGCTATGGCTCCTGAAGCATAAGCTGACGGAAAAACCTTATATCTAGCTTTTACTTTATGATAACAAGCGTCTTTAGGCATAATTTATCTCCTTTTTAGTTTCCAACAATTGCACATCCATTCTTTTTTTTTGCATCTTAGACATACTTTTATTGGCTCACCTCTTACTACTTCGCCTTTTTTTAGAGGCACAATGTGCTCTTTCAGAAAACCCTTTAGGTCGTTTACAATTGATTTTCCTCTTTCTAGCATTGCTCCACTTTCTTTTTTGAGGTGGCTTTGACACTTGTCGTGCCATTTGCGACCTCCCCATAACCATTTATATCAACTTATGTAAAAAAGGTGTTATAACAATCAATACAGCTAAACCCCATACTTTTACGTCTAACTTATCTAAAGTCTTTTCTATCTTTTCATAACGTCTGTTACATTCAGACTCATGTTTTTCTAATAATTTTAAAACGTCATTCACTTTCATTTTAACACTTCCATCTTCTTCTTGCTTGTCTTAATCGACTGTTAGGATTTTTTGCTGCTTTTGGAAACTTTTTCATTTGACCAGCAGATCTAGCACAAAATGACTTTCTTCTTTTGGCTGCCTTGCTTCCTTTTTTAACTTTACCTGTTACAGCAGTTTTTAACTTACTGCCAGGGTTCTCACGTCTATAACGTGCAACCCCAGCTTTAGTCATACCTGCTCCACTTTTTGTAGAGCGAAAGTATTTTTTAGTTTTAGGAGGCTGTTTATCTTGCCTTCTTGCCATTAGTAGCTCTTTCTAACCTGCATAATAACAGTGTAACTATCTGCTGAACTATGTCCTACAGTTGTGAACTTTATGTCACCAGTTACACCAGAACTAGCAGGATTTACTAAACCACCGAAAGATGTGTAATCGTGATGTCCACTCTGATTTTCACCAAGCTCTATACAAAAGTCATCTGTTGTAGCATCAAATAGCACTTTGACTTTCATGCCATTACACTGCCACCACATTTTTTCAATAGTAGCTCTTGTGCAAGCTTCACCACGAACATTTGTAGCTAGTGCAGAAACATCAACTTTTGTTACTGCGTCTTCACCAGTTCCATCAGAGATATTAGTAAACTTCAAAACAGCAATTTGATTACCATCAACTAAGGTTTGAGAGGTAACTGCGTCTGCCATATAAATCTCCTATTATTGATCAGCGAAAGTTGGAGCAGTCGTTGATGTTACATTGCCGAAAATTTGATAATTAGTTGTGTCTATACCAACTATGGTAACTTCAAACCCTGCAGGAACATTCATTTGAATTTTACTGTTAGAGTTACCATCAGAAAACACTGAACTTATTGCATTTCCATCAGTGTCTAAAAATGTTACACCACCAATAAAAAAGTTTGTGTTGCCAGGTGTTATAATAATAGCATCAGTTGCATCAGCAGCTCCACCAGCATATACAAATTTAAATACTGATCCAGCTATAGGTGCTGGTAAAGTATATGTATTATCTTGACCACCATCTGGTACAAGTAAAACTCTACCACTATGAGTTGCATTTGTAAGAGTTACATCACCATCAGATAAGCTAACTGGTGCTCCACCAAGAGTTGTTACCTCTGTAATAGTTCCAGTAGTAGCATTTTTACTAATAGTTTTGATTGTGCTTTCAGATCTTATAGGACCTGAGAATGTTGTATTAGCCATATGTGTCTCCTTGTCTTGGCTATTGTCGAAGTTAATTCTTCGTCAAGGTAATTTAAGTATACACAAAAAAAAGGGGTCTGGAAAGACCCCTTTGTAAAAAACGAACAATTGTTCGCTTATGCACCTGGTGAGCCAAATACAGCACGAGGATCAGAAAAACCAAAGGCATAACGCTCTCTAGCTTTATATCTCATGTTACCTGTATCAAAATCAGCTTCCATACTTGTGCTTAATGGTGTTCTTTCAAAATATTTGAAACCATTAGGAGCATCAGTCTTAATGAAGAACGCATCTGTGTCTGTTAAAAAGTGGTTAATAGTATAACCCTCTGGTAACATACCCATGTTTTTAATTGCGTTTACATCATTGTCAGAAGTTCCAGGTCTTAATGTTGACTCAAGTAGTCTGTCAGCAACGAATTGTAGTGCAGGTGGAATAATTAACTTAGTTCCTCTTAGTGCTACAATCATATTTCTTTCATCAACAAAATTAGAAATGTCAATAAGTGCATTCTCTAATGATGTTTCATTCAAGTCTGCTGCAGTTGATGGTTCATTTCTAAATGTACCACCACCACCTAATGGGTGATCTGTAGCACATAGTTCTTTACCATCGCCTCCAGTGAAGCTTGAATCAAAAGCATTATTTAATGTAGCAGCAGCTTTTACCTGCTTTGTGTGTGACATTGATCTTGCTAAAGCTCTTGTATACCTTCTACCAAGTTGGTCATACAAATTGTCTTCCATTGCTTCTTCTGTCAATGCAAAAGCTAATGCAATAGTTTCCATTGTGTATCTTGAAGTGTATACTTCGTTTGCATCATCAAATACAACGCCTGCACCTTCTGATTTAGTTTGTGCATTACCAAATCCACTTAACATTACTTCCTCTTCAAATGCTCTGTCAGAGGTTTCTGTCTCATAGATTTCTAAATGCTGTTGATCATAACGATCATATTCCATGCCGAATAAAGCGTTAAGACCAGGTTCTAACTCTTTGACGAGTTGTGCTCTTGAAATAGCCATTCTCTAATCTCCCTTACGCTAATCCTGCACCTTTTTGTCCAAATATGCTATTTTGAATAACTACTTGAACATTGGTGGCATCGGAACCAACATCGCTGTTCTCTGGATCTTGCGATATATCAATCGCTTTCAGAGGTAAACCAGCAGTTGTTGCACCTGTTGTTACATCCAACTCTGCACCTGATATACCAGTCACAGTAGAACCTGCACTTGTATATACGATGTCAAAGTTACCAAATAAATCTGCAATAGGAAATGCAGCGTCACATTGAATCTCATAGATAACATTTGGGTCATCTATAATGAAAGCCTCAATGTCTGAAGCATTTGTGCTTGCAGGATAAAAGTTTGAAAAAGTTTCCTTTTTCGTGGTTGGGTCTGTATACCTACAACCATTGAATACCCCAACTATCGGAACAGTTCCACCATCAGCGTGTACTTCAACAGTACCACCAGTGACTTGGGCAACCATGTCACCTTGGAAGATTGATGTTCCGTAATTGGCAGCGATTCTATATCGGCTTTGTCCACCATGAAAGGGAGCTCCCCCTATCATTTTAAGAGGACGCATACCGAATGCAGCATCTTGATTTGCCATTTAAGTCTCCTTAAAAATTACTCATTGTTACTTTTCTTGCCACCAAATCGAACTTGTGATTTTCTTTCTGGTTTTAAGATCCTTCCAGCAGAAGATTCAGGTTGGCTTGCCAACTCTTGATCATAAACTGCCATCTGATTTGAAGTTTTTTTACGGAAATATTCATCCCTACTATCAGCAACTTCCTCTGGTATTCGTGCTAATAATAAACCTCCCTGACCGATTACTCCAGCATTCTTGCCTTCATCGATGGTTGGTGTTTCAAAATCAGGATATTCCTCTGCACGCACTAGTTCATATCCTTCTCTTCTTCGCTTAAAGACATTTGACTTATCATCATAGTCCATAACACGTTCTCTTATCCACCTGTGTTTATACCCCACAGGAGCTTCGGGTGCATCTAAGGTTGAAGGCGGCTTCCAATCAACTTTTCTTTCCTGTTTTTCACGAGTAGCAGACTCTCGATTTGATCTATCAGCCATCTTATGCTCCTTTTTGCAATTTTAATTTTTGCTGTGCATATTTTTCATATGGCACACCAAGTCTTTCAGCAGTTCGTCTTTCACTTTCGGTCAAGACCACTCTCTGTTTTCGTCCAGTTTTGGCAGAAGCTCTGCCATTTACAGGTGCAACAGTTTGGACATTGCTATTGCTCTGATCTTGTGGAAATAACTTAGCCATCTCTTTGTCTATTTCTTCATAGTATCTGTCATCTGTAGCATCATACATTGTTGATACTTTTTTATCAGCTAACATCAAAGCTAAGTTTTTTTCAATTTCGTCATCTTTTCCATACCAAGGATTTCTAGCAATCCAAGCTTTTATTTTTGGATTATCCTCTATTGATGGTTGCTTTACTTGCTCTTTTTTATTGCTTTGTCTCTCATCTTCTTGAGCTGACTGAGCTTGCTCTCTTTGTTGTTTGAGAACTCTGAGTCTTTCTTTCTCAATATTAACTTGAGTAAGAGCTGCAGTTGCTTCAGCAACTTTTTCAGGATCGTTGGCATCCATTGCCTCCTTTAGCATTGATTTTACCTGAGTTTCTTGAGATGTAACTCTTGAATCAAATTCATTAGTGTAACCATTTGTATAAGTCTCAAGTTGCTTTCTAAGTTTTTTATTCTCTTCTTCAACTTGTTTTCCATAACTTAGAGCGTTGTTCATATCATCTTCTGCTGCTTTTCTTTTAGCAGTGAGTTGATCTATTCTTTTTTGAACTTTTTCACTATATGATTCATGCTCATCAAGTTCTTCACTACGAACAATTGTTTGCTCTTGTTTTTCTGGTTGAACTTCTTTTGAAACTACTTCTTCTTTATCGTCAAGTTCCACGACATATTCATCGTTAGAAGTTTCTTCTACTTTGTTTTCTTGTGCTTCATTCATCATTACCTCCACTATACATAAGAAATATCTGCTGGGTCAAGTATTGTTGCTATAATATTATCGTCATTTATGATTCTTAACTCAAGACCATCCACTTTGAACCTATTTCCAGCATATCTACCCATAAGCACCCATTCTTTCTCAGAACAATATGCTCCATTTGGGAATTTATCAGAATCTTTATAGGCATCAGGTCCTAGTTTAACGACATAGGCAACCACAGTTGCAAAACTCTCTCTATCACGAGTTGCATCTGGAATAAATATTCCTCCCTTAGTCTTTTCAGACAAGTAATATGGAATAACAAGCATTCTATATCCAGTTGGTTGTGGTAATCTTTCCAATACAGATACATCTAATGTAGAAGGATCTTTACTATTCTTGTTAGCTTCTTCTGAGTTGTCAAAAGCTTTTGATATAGCTTTCGGAGTCGGATTTACTTTTTTTTGTGCCAAAATCCGTTCTGGCACATACAACTTTTTAGTCATCTTCTATACCTTTCATCGAGGTTCTTAGTTCTTCTTCAATCCAGGTTAGACCTCGTATTTCACCTGTTATTGCTCGATAGTCTTCCATTGATCCTATCGCTCCATCAGCCAAAGACTCGCTTAATTGCTCTTTTCTTTGACGTATGTTCTTATAAAGATGTTCTGCTAATTTAACACCATCCATTATTCATCCTCATCTTTTAAATCTATAACAGTAAAACAAACAGGACATTGGTAAACGTCTTTTAACTCGGTTGTTCTCAATGCTACCTTACATCTTATGCAAATTTTGTCTTTCACGTCTTACAGCCTCACAATGTTTCATATAAAAGTATTGACTTATCTTGCTAAAAAAACCTGATATGTGCAAATAAACCCAAATCATTTTTTCATATTCTCTCTTGCTACACCCTTTGACTTCTCATAGGATCTCATTCCTCCGAGTCCTAGAAGCGAAAGGGTTAAGGTCATAAGTTCACCCGTGGCTAGTTTTGGCAAGCTTATCTCAGGCATCCATATCGCTGTTGCCCATTCTGCAATGGGCATGATAAAAAACTGAGTTAATAACCCTAGAGCACAGATCCACATTATGGCTGGGCGAGCTCCTGCAACAAATATTGAAGGATGCTTCGCTTGTTCTGCATTGGCTGCTATCTGACCTTTTGCCAGATCGTGAGCATGACGAGTAGCAAGAGTGGCTAAGTCATGTGCCAATTTGTTCTTTTGGTCTTTGTCCTCTATAAATTTTCCGACCAGTTTACTTACTGGACCTATTAGTGCTGTTAACATTGCTACCTCCTAATACACTTTAGTCTTTTTTTCATTTACATATGCCACGAGTTTACACATACATTTATAACTTTCAACCTTTTCTGGTATTTTTACAGATTGTTCCGTTAGTTTTTCAGCGTAATACAGACAATTGTTCACATCTTTAAAATAAATTTTTGAGTCAATATTAGCGTTTAAAAAGCAAGTTAGTAAAAAAGCACTCATTTTTTTCTAGCTTTTTTCAAAGCTTCTTTTGCACTTTTTGCTATACGAACAACTTCATCTTTTTTCATCACTTTTGCCCTTTGTTCCATGACAGTAAGGATTTGAATTTTTCTAGCATAAGGCTTGCTAATTCTTTTAACTTTTCTAACTGTTGCACGAGCATCAGCAGGAGTTGCAAATTTAATCCTAACAGTATCTTTTGGATTTTCGTCAGTATAGAGTCTTCTGCCAGAACCTTTAGGCTTTTTGCCAGTGCCAGTTTTTGGATCTTTTTTTGCCATTTATTTATCATTTCTTGTTATTTGCAACATTACTATCCCCTTTATGTTCATGTCCCATCCATATACCAAATACACCAGTCATCACACCCATGACAACTGATACGAAAGCAGATTGAGAAGCAGTCGGATCTTCAAGTGCCATAAACCATTCAGCACATCTCCAACTCATGGCTGTTGATATTAACATCATAAATCGTGGAAGGATCTTCCATTTTAAAAACGTCTCTACACTCATTTCAATAAAATTTCGTTTAAACCGAAACCCTCTAATAATATTAACGTAAAAAATAATAAAAGAACACCACCAGCAATAAGTTTACCACTAAAATTAGTTGATCCTATCTTAATAGCAACAAACTCATTACCTAATATTCGTAATGATAACTCAAAACTATTTTCATCAATTTTGAGTTTTAAAGGTTTTTCATTCATCCTCTTTTCTCCTTATATAGCCATGCAAGAACTACTATAAATCCTACCACAGTACAAAACAATAAAACCCAACCAATAACTTCCCATATCTTACGAATAAGCTCCTGTCTCTCATAAATCTCTTCTTTTCGTTTTTTTCTTATCTCGGCTTCCATTTTAAGGATTTCATTCCAAGAATTAGCTCCGTAGTGAAAATTGATAAATGATTTAAGTTCTTGACGTTGTGCTTCAAGCTTCTTTTTTGCAGTAAAAGCTTCTATGGCAGATGCTTCTATTTCTTTTCCTTTAAATAATTTTCTAAGTGGAGATGCGTTCTTCGCAGACTTTTCAGTATTTTCAACATCTGATATAGCACCCATCCAACGACTTAGATCTTTGCCCATAGACTCAATTTCACGACCTGCTGCAAAACCTTTTTTGATTGCCGAGAATGCCGTATTAGCTGCCGTAATGGCTATGCCGATTGAGGCAGGATCTAGCATTAGAATATCCCCTTAAATTTTTGTGGTTTTGCTATATCAGAAAACTTTTTAATTATACCACCATTAGCTTTTTTTACTGGCTTTTTTGGCTTTCTTTTTCGGCTTTGTGGCTTTGACTTCCCTGCTTTTGACAGTGCTATTGCTACTGCCTGTTTCTGTGGGTATTTCTCTGACCTCAGTTTCCTGATGTTCTTGCTTATTGTTTTCTGGCTCTTGCCTTTCTTCAACGGCATTTGTAACCTCATCTTTTTGGTTTTTGTTGTTGAAACTATCTACTGAGATAAAAGAAGATTTCATATCATCATCTATTTGTTTTGAAATTCTTCTTTGAATCTTTTTTTGTTTTTCAACCTTGTATATTTTTTCTCTTACAGAACTAACCATGATTTATCCTTTCATTTCTTTTGCTGCAGCAATATCTCTTTTGGTTTGATCATTTTGATTTGCTATTTCTTCTTGTTGATCAAGTCTTTGCTGATCAAGAAGAACATCATTTCTTTCTTTATCTTGTGCAAATTGTTGCTTAACTTCAAACTGCTCCTGTCTTTGAGCTAACTCTTGACCCTTTAATGCTAATTCTTGCTTTCTTATAGAAACAAGAGGATCTTCACTAGGTGGTGGAGTTATTGATTGTGCATATTGCTCACTAACTTCACTCGCTATTTCAGCAGCTCTTGAAGCCACTTGTGCTTGAAACTGTTGCATTGCATTAGGATCAGATTGCATCATAGCTTGTTGCTCTGGTGTCATGCCCTGTGTAATCTCTTGTTGTGCTTGTATCTCTGACATCATAGCAATATGTTCAGATATGTGCCCTTGCAACGTCATAACAATCGAAGCATTTGATTGAGCTATTGGTGTTGCAATCATAGCCAAATGTGCAGATATATGAGCTTGATGATTTTGCTCTGGAAACGCCTGCAATCTTGCTCCTCTTAATGCCTCTTGATTCTCCTTTGCTGGATTCATGGGCATCGGCTGTGGGGGAGGTTGCAACACAGCATCTATATTCGTCACCCCTAATGCTTCATACATTTTTCTGTAGGCTTGATACATTCCATTTTGCCCATGAATTTCTGGATTACTTTGAGCAAGTTGCAACTGTGTTTGTGCTAACGCAATCCTTTGAGACATAGAAAAAATGTTTGGATCTGAAACAGGTAATACATCTATTCTTTGATCAAAATCAGTTTGTTTTATCTCTGGAGGAGCACCTGGCACTTGATACGGATAGATAGGTGCACCCATTGCAAATATTCTTGCAAGTATTTTAAATTCTATCTTTTGTGAATAATGTAACCTTTTATGTATAGCAGACATGACTTTTGTGCCACGTTCCATTATAGCCATCGTTGTGCCTACAGGTGAGTTACCCTGCATATCACCAACCTTCATATCAGCCATAGAAGCAAAACGTCTACCTGAGTCGATTAATGTCCCTAATAGTGAATATAAAGTTTGTGATGGCTCTTTAAACGGCAATGGCATAATAGCTTGACGTAAGTCCATGCCAACCATATCGACATCTCTAAACTCACCTGGATTTAGTGGTGTTTCGTCATCTCTTATACGAGCACCTCTAGCTTTAAAACCAGCAGGTAAATTAGATAATGTACCAGCATCTATTAATTGTCTAAGTATTGATGTAGAAGCTCTTGATAAGCCTCCTATCATATGCGTGAGACCAAAACCATAAAACCCAAGACCAGGCAAGAACTTATAGTGTACAAAATAAGGTATTTTACTACGCAACGGATCAGCCTCGTTGAAATTCCTTTTGATTGATAATACTTCACCAGATTTCTCCACGATTGTGACGATATAAGGCATCTTCAATCCAGTGTTTTCGCCCATTTGGTTTTGATCTTCAAAACCTGGCAAATCTAAATCGGTGTGTATTTCGTATAATGTTAATTCTTCGTTGTAACTTGACTCTGAATGTATGCCTTCAATATCTTTAATTGTTTCTCTCACCTCATCGTAATTAGCTCCATCGGAGTCAGATGTAGGCAACTCTATATCTCTATAAAACCCAGATAGTTGCAACTTTCTTATTTCATTCGAGTCCATGCGAATAACATGACAAATCCTCGTGGAAGTCTTTAAGTCTGTAGCATTGTATGGAACAATCAAGTCCTCTGCATGAACAAACTTAGAAACTGCCCTTTGCAACGAAGGGTCAAAATAAACTTTTTTAAATGATGAACCTACAATTGGAAGATAAAATAACATTTGATCCAATTCAGGATCATATTCTTCCATTTCGTAAGTTATTTGATAATTCATGTAATTTTTTACACGTTCAGCCTGTGCTGTAATTTCAGGAGTTTCTTGTCCTATAATAGCTGTTTTAACAGGACCTCCAGCAGGTAATAATTCTCTATATGCCTGTGCTTGAAACTGTGTTACAGATTCAGCAAGTAATGGATGAACAATGCCAGAAGCACCTTCAAAAGGCTCTGCTCTGTCCTCATAGTTCATTCCTAATAATTCTAATCCACTTTTGTACTGATCTTCCCACTCTTTTCGTGAGTTAATATCTTCTTGTACTTCACCAACAAGATCAGTCGATATTCGACCAAGTTCAGTATCTTCAATAAATTCTGCAAGGTTGGCATTGAAAGGCACTTGTATCGGAGTTATCTGCTCTTCAATCTCACCAATAACAACAGATCCGTCATCCATCTCTGTGACGTTTGGTGCTAACTCAGCTTCTTCTATTTCAACAGATGTAACACCCTCAGGTGCATCTATATTCTCAACTCCGTCTACCTTTTCGACTGCCATAATTTTACCTTACTTTAAATTTGCCACCAGCTCTTGCGATACCCATGCCTTTACAGACACCTCCACCAGAACCCATCTTAACAGCTCCACCATCTTCAAATCTTTCAGCTAATGCTGGATCCATTTTCTTTTGCACCTCTTCTGGTAGCTTTGAAAATCCTTTAAACTTTGAAGGCACAGCTTCACCACCAGCTTCCATTTTTTTTGCTTTTACTTTTTCTATTGCCATAGCAAGACCACCATCTTTATACCCTGTGCCATAACCACCTAATTTTTTTATGGCTTTATCTAAATTTTTTAATTTAATTCTAATTCTTCCCATTTCATCTCTGTCTTTTGAACCTGTATATTTGTCATCAGGAATAGACATCAATCTTTTCTCCAATGCTTCGCTTTCGTCATAAAGTTTTTTTAATTCTGGTTTCATTGCCATATTACTCTCCTGTCTCAGGGTTAATTTGTATTGATCTTGTCATGTCTACAACTCCACCCTTGCTCATCATTTTAGGCATAATTGTATTTTTTTCAATAGACATTCCTTTAGGTGTTGTTATCGAAGCACTTTGGACTGATATTTTGATAGGCTTTGTTCTTATTTTCTTAGCCGTCTTAGCACCTTTTTTAAGTTTAGCCATTGCCTTGGCTGACTCTTGTCTTCTCTTGTCACCAAAAGGGTCAGCAGTAGCTCCACCAAATCTGAACAACTTCAATTGTTTCATTTTAGTCATGTCAATAGTCTTGACTTCAGGAGTTTTCTTTACTCTCAATTTAGGCGTGCTAAGTCCAAAGTATTTGCCTGGCGTTCTTTGACCACGCCTCTCAAGCTCTGCGTAAGTCCTTCTTCTATCTGCTTCGTCTGATGACATTATCTAACTCCCTTAAATTTACCACCACGACCTTGTATTACTCCACCCATGTTCATTTTAACAACTTTGCCTCCAAACTTTTTTTTATCTGCACCTAGATACATTTCTACAACACCTTTTGCTTCACCTAAAGTGTTTGCTCCATCTTCTAAACGACCATC